TATGATTGATGCTTTTGGAATATTAAACAAAGCTAGGGGTGCAGATAGATTTGCAAAGCAAATGACTGGATTTGGTATGCTAACTGCGTTCTATGGAATGCGAGAGCAACTAGGAGATGAGACAACAAGTGCCTATCAATATAAAAACCCTTTTGGGCATGGAACATTTGATGCCAGAGCAGCTTTAGGTCCTTTTACTCCTTTTGCCGCACTAGCAGACTATCTATATAGATTAGGTAAACCAAACGGATACTTTGAAAGAGAACATGGCTTTAGACTGCATGATAATGAAGAAGTATCAGAGAAGATAAGTATAAGAGACCTCACAACTGCATTAACAGGTGGAGCTTTTGGTAGGGCAGGTGTGAGTTTAGATATGATGGATGGTCTCATAACTGCATTAACAAAAGAGTCTAGTATAAGTGATGAAACAAGACTCAATGAAATAGGAGCAAGATTTTTAGGTAATTATCTTAGCACTTATACTGTGGGTGCAGGTGTAATAAAAGACATCTATGCAATGGTTGACCCAGATTATAGATTATTAACTGATAACACTGATGTGGAGTTCTTACCCTACGTGTTAAAACAAGCTACTAGATCTTTTCCTATGGAAGCACACGCAGATGGAGATGGGTTCTTTGAAAGACCCGCACAAACATCTCCGTACAAATCAAGTGGTATTAGAAATCATATGCCTTTCTTTAGACAAGTTTCAGGTCTAACTCCTCAAGAACCTAGAAATACTGCACAAAAAGAATTAGACAGATTAAAATTAGACTACGTAGAAGTAGCACCTAAGAAGCTACAAGACTCTGAAGCCAATAGAGATGCTAGACAGTTTACGGGTATAGCTCTAGAGGGGTATCTAACAGATTATATTAATAGTGTTGACTATAATAGTTTAGACAATGATGCTCAGAAAAAGAAAGCTCTTAAAATAGAGATGGCAAACATCAAAAATGAAGCACTAGCTTATGCTTTAGGATCACAAGATTGGGATACATCAGAGGATATAATAAGAAAGAATAGAGCACGTTTTTTTAGATTAAGAGGCTTGGATAGAGAAATAATAGAACGAGAGTGGAGAAAAAGAAATCCGGGAATGGATATTGAGATGGATGATTATGGTGAATTGCTAGAGGTAGGTGAAGATATAGGTATAATTAAGTAGCTACTTGTCTCAATATACCCATCATAAGGGCAGCACAAGCAACCCCATTCAATACTAGTAATGCTCGATCATGCCAAAGATAAGCCATGACAGTTAAACAACCAGTGCCTACGCAGGAGGATACTAAATCGTAGAGGGGAAACACACCGACTGCTCTGCAGACTATCCCTGACATGATGAACAATGACCCTATCCATTTTAAATACCAAGATAGGTCATAAGTTGGAGTTATTTTTTGCATTTAACTCCTTTAACCTTTTTAGCGTAACTTCAGCAATAACTTCGATACGCTTTACATTATCTATAATCTCTTCCATTATTCTTGGAAAAGAATTTTTTTTACCTTCCATAAATTTTTTAGCTTCGTCTTCTAGACTCATTCCTTGTTGCCTGTTTATAATAAGCAGAGTTATAACCTCTCTGCCACTCTCTATGTTGCATAGTTTTTTCAGGAAAAGGATTAACTTTATTAAATCTAAACCCAGTTATACCTTGATTAAATTGCAACTTTAATGGGGCATCATATTTGCCCAATCCTCTTTCTTGTCTACTTAGAACTTTTTTCTTTTGTTTCATTAGATGTATCTTGTTGTGTAGGTCGCTCCAAGTATTTTAAGATCATAGATAATCTAGCATCATACTTGTCTATTTCCTCCAACTCTTTATCTATAGAACCTTGTATATCAGAGTGTTCCCCAATGCCCACTGATGTTCTTAGGTAAATCTCAACATTAGCTATGTGTTTGTTAATGTTGCCTACATAATAGGATTTTAATGCACTTAGTAACATTTCTCGCATTTTAGTTTCCTTCTATATCAACTATTTCACATGCTCCTGCGACACACGCAAGATCTTTACTCCCCGTAGTTGTATCTTCTTTCTCAAACTCTTTTAACATACCCCAATTGATTGTGGTAGGCATTTTTTCCATTAACTTATTATATTCTTCTTCATTTATATCTTGATAAGGTGCTTGTTTGTACGTGTGCTCACTAAAAGGTAAGAATGATATACCTGATACCTCATCAAAGTTTCTATAGACCCATGCACCTACATCCATCCACTCATGTTCTTTTACAGATATAGTAACAGATGGTTTGTGTTCACACCAATGTCTTTGAAAGATTAACCAATAATCTAACTGTTCTATAGCAGTCATCTCAGTTCTAGTAATAGCACCTTTAGGTGACTTCATAGGAAAACTAAAAACAGATACACTGTTTGGTTTAGTTATGTCAGGCTCAATAGGTATACCTGCCTGTTGCATAAACTGTGTAAGTGGATCTTTGTTATCGCCACGTACTGTTCTTACATAGAAGTCGTTGTGACGTGCATGTATACCACTAGCACTATCAACTAACTGAGATACAGTTCCCGATGGCTTTATACATGTAATAGCAGCAGACTGAGGAATACCTAAATCTTTTGCAATCTTTTCATTTGTCGTAACTGCAACTTCTCTTAGCTGTTCAAGTGTACCCTCTAATTCACTATTATTAGGTGAGAGTATAGGGCAGTCAAGAATACCTGTTAGTGAAACTCCTAATAGCCTTTCTTCTTCTGTGTTGTCTTTCCATACCTTACGTAAGTATTTAAAATCAGTTAGTGTAGATTGGAAAGTTCCTAATATTGTAGCTATACGAACTTTATCTTTCAATGATTCTAATGTATCTGTTTCTCTGCAGACAACTTCAGTTAAATTGCAAAACTGATAAGGTCTAAGGATAATCTCACTACATGGATTACAACCAAAGTAATGATTACTTTCTCTTCTGCCATTCTCACTTGCTTTAACTTGTGCTGATTGACGATTAAATATACCACGTTCACCTGACTTGGATTCATAAAGAGCAGTCCATTCTCTCATGAACGTACCCATTTCAGGCTTACCTTTAAACGCTACAGAGTTATTAGCTAACGCTCTTTGCCCTTCATTCTCCCACCATTGACCGGACTTGGCATGACGCATTTGATCATCACCTAAGTTAGATAAAGAAATGAGAGCAGAACGTCTAACACCACCCACTACTACAACTTCACCAATCTTACACATAAGATCATGACACTCTATTGGATATAGTCTTCTGCCTTTTGCACTTTTAAACTTCTCTATGCAAAACTTAAATAAATCTTCTAATGGAGCAGGACCTGATGCTCTACCACCAAATGTTTTTAGTCTAGCACCTGAAGGTCTTATCTGTGATACATCCCACTTTGGTATTTGACCAACATAAAGCATAGCTATCATTTCTCTTAGAGCTTTTGCCCATCCGGGTCTGCTATCTGCAACAGTAATAACTGTAGTGCTTTCTTCAAAATGCTCATTGACTATAGGCAACTTATCTACATTTTCTCTTTCAACAGAAAAGCCGACACCAGTACCACACATTAAAATGTACATACACTCATCAAAACTACGAGGACTATCAACAGGTATGTAGCTACAGTTATAACCGGCAACATGACATCTGTCCAAAGCAACACCTGCCGTCATCAATGCTCTCATGCTAGGCATGACACTTAACGAGGTGATTGCATTTGTAATCTTTTCTTTTAATGCTTTTGTAATAGTATAGTTATGCTTAGTTAATAAATGATTAGCCATGTAATCAGAATACCTACCAACGGTTTCAATCCAAGTTTCTCTACGTTGCTCATCGTCTTTCCATCTAGCATATCTAGATAAAGCAATAAAGTTTTGATAATCCGTTGGTAAGTAGTTATTAAGCATTTAAGTTCCCTCTATAATTAATTTAAAACTAGTTATTTCTAGTCCATCAATCTCGTGTATTATATCCTTGAGATAATCCTCTATCTCTGCACCCAAGTCACCATCTGATGGCATTGGATATTCGTCATCGTCTACTTTTAAAGTAAGTAGTATTTTAACTCGTGTCATCCTTTTTTGTTTCTATTAACTTCTTGAGATACCAAAGTGCTTTTTCTAAATCTTCAACACCATTTTTGTATCTGTATCTCCAAACATATTTGAGTATATTACCTTGTAGATAATATTCAAAACCCCCATCGGTAGCTGCCATGATAGCATCAATAGTTTCAATACCCGCCTTGTTATAATGAGGTGGATGATTAACCATATCCATCTTTTGTTCTTCTTGCTTTGCTCTCATTCTCATATACTCTAAATGTCTCAATTATTATTTCTCTTTTTTGTTTTAAAGTCAATATGTATTACATTATTATCTTCTTCTCTTTGTACAAATTTATCTTTTACAAAAGACTCTAAAAAATTCTCTAGTTTACCTAATAAGTTAGGATCTAAATCCATCATGGGAACACAAGATGCGACTAACTGCGTTAAGTGCATTAAACTAGCTCTGCTTTCAG